GTAAATTTACAGAATCTACATACGCCACAAACGAGGCAGTATTGATTGCTGTTCCCTGATAAGCAATATCATTCTTTTCTGGAGAAAATACAATATTTAAATTAGAAACCAAAACATCTTGAATTCTAATCGATACATTAGGTCTTAACGAATAATCTTCACCGAAGTTGGTGATAGAAATAGTTGTGATTGCACCAATTCTATCTGTTGTTGGTTCTAATATAGAACCAGTTCCTAAAATACAAGGAACAAATAATGAGGCATTTGATGCTTGACCATTTGCCGAATTTACACTTAACGTTGGCAATGAATCATTTCTATATCCTAATCCTCCTGGAGGATAATTATTATCTTTTGATAGATATGTTCCAGAAACGTAAGATATTGACGTAATCGACCCATTGCCATCTACTGAAGTTACATTAGCAAATGCACCATATCCTGAACCTCCAGAGAATATGATTTTATCATTTGTTAGATATCCTGTTCCTCTATTTGCAATTTGAATAGGACCTAAGATACCTAAAGTTGATAAATGTGCTATGCCTGTTTCATCGTCACCTGTTTGGGGTTGTGCATCAGTTTTGTAGATAGAATCTGCGAACACTTCGGGTTTACTTGTCGATCCACCGCCACCATTATCAACAACTATTGAATTTATAGGATAAGTTAAAAAGTCAATATAACTAAACGCATTAGCAAGAGTTGTATTTGAATTTGCACCATAGAGAACGTTTATTGTTCTGTTTGCTCCAGATGAAACTCCAATGATAGGACTACCATTTGTTGGGATACCAGTAGATGTATTTAAGTATAGTGTATTTGAGGTTGAATCAAATCTTTTTACAGTAGATTTGAAAGATGCACTAGTAGAATCTGTTCCTTGATATACTGTTTCTCCAATAGAAAAAGTATTAGGATTTATATTGTTAGCAGATAAGACAAAGATATATCCATTTGCAAATCCATAAATGTTATTTCCGATTGTTTGAAATCTCTTTAAACTTATGGTGTCTCTTGCAACAACAACATTCGCCACTCCTTCTAAATCTGGATTGACAGATCCTACATGTGCGATAGCACCTTGAATGTTTGATATTTTTATTTTTGTATTTGGGTCTGGGCGATATCCGAATCCACCAGACGAAACTTCGATTCTTTGAATTGAACCTTTTGTTGTTTCTCCGACTACAGCAGTTGCCTCAACAGGAGTTTCAACATCTTGAGAAATTCCTCCATATACAATAACAGGATCGCCGGTTCTATAATATAACCCTCTACGATTTGGGTTTATTTTAATTTGACTAATTTGTCCTACTAATTTTGCTCTCAATAATGATGCAAAAGAAGAACCTTCATTGTCCATTGTAATAAAGGTATCATCGAATCTGAATCTTGTGTCTGTACTGTCCATTGTAATTAAACCGGACAACAATGCAAGTTCTCTAGGTACTATGTTTCCTTTTTTATCAAAAAATAAAGGCTGATTTGAACTATCAACAACAATAACAGTTTCACCAGACTCAAAACTTCTCTGTATATTTGAAATAAAAACTTCAATTTTATTTCCAGCTACAAAAGTATTTTCAACTACAGCAATAGAACCACTTTTTTCTCCTAATAATCTAAGATTGTTTATTTTTAAGAATCTAGTATCCGTTGTTGCTAATCTAAAACTTTTAGGTACGAACCATTCTCCACCAGACGCAATTAAAACTGAATCTTTGGTGTAGAATAAGTCAAAGTCTGAATTATATAATGTTCTAAAAAGAAATTGATATGAAGCTGGAGTTCCTTTTACTTGATAAAGTTGTTTTGCAACTTTTACCGCAAGTCTTTTATCAACTAACGCATCAGAAGGAAAGTTAGGAAGAAATTCATTGATATAATAATTTAAAAATTCATCACTTGTTCTGTCTATATCTGCATAGTTGAGTATATTCTTTGAACGTTCAGTTACATTTCCTGTTTGTTCCATCCATTCATAGTATGCTTGAAGGAACGCAACAAACTTATCATAGTCCGGATTGTCACGAATGAATTCCGGTAACTGTGAGGGTATTAGTAAAGATGTTTTATGACTGGATTTAATCATTATTTTTTAGCTGCTACTTTAACCTGAACGGCACCAACATCAAAAGGATCGATAGTCAATATTCTATTATATGTTGAATATAGAATATTTGTCTCTGGACTTACGGTTAATGTTAGTTGTGATAAATCATTATCGACATTTGCTGGAGAAAAACTATCCAAAGTTATAATTCCTTTTTGATAGTCTATTGTTCCAACATTAGAATCGAGAATTGTTTTTACAGTATTGTTTGCAGTATAGTAATAACTTCTAACTGTACCATATCTACCTTCTATCACAGGAGATGCAACACCTAGTCTTCCTGTTGTGTCGTTTGAATTATTTTCTATTTTTACTATCGCACTGGTATAACCAGAACCTTTGTTTGTTACATTTATTTTTGTTATACTTCCTAAAGCATTAATAATTGCCTCTGCTGTAGCACCAGTACCATCTCCAAGTATTGTAACTTTTGGAGAATATGTATATCCAAATCCAGGATTTGTAATTTGAACACTATCTATTCCACCTGTTGAACTTGGTATTTCTTCCAAATATACTCCACCTATCAGTAGAGTCGGTGTTAATGGATCTTTAAATTGCATTGCAGGCGAACTAGAAAGACCACTTGTTAATACTCCTCTCTTTATAGGAGCATTATAATATAAACTATACGTTGTTGGTACCGTCAAATTCGGTAAAAACTTTTTCTGAATTTTTATTGATAAATCAGCCGATAGAATAGACCTGTTTGCATTTTTGATAACATTATTGAAATCTGTTATAGAAAATACGGAATTGAACGTATTCAATGTTATGGCCGAATAATTTCTAATTGTATCGTTGATTAATGTTTTTATTTCATTAGCAGTAAGATTTGTATTTTTAGGATCATAAAGAACATCAGCAAAGATTTGAATGTAAACATAATCTGGATCAACGATTGTGGGTTCGACTGTCATCAAAGAGATAGGTTTAATCACATCACTTATTAATCTTTGTTTTTGTGTGTCTGTTAGAACGTAACTACCAGAAGGTTTCAATGCAACAAAGACTTGTCCATACACAGGAGGATCGTTTTCTTGACCTCCCCAAACATTAACCGCATCAAATGTAATTCCTAATTTATTGCTTTGTAGAATCGAAATATAATCTTCTTTTGTTACTGCTCTGCCTTGTGCGGAATACGATTTTGGTGCTGTAAATTTAATAGAATCTATCGATTCTTTTTGTGTTCCATTCGATGCAGAAGTTACAGGAAATATTGTTGTGTTTGCAAATCCATATACTGAATCTAGAAGAACAAAACTATTTGCTCCAGTCGATGCCGTTCCTTCGGTTGAAACATATGTAACTATAACAATATTATCATCTATTAATTTGTTTCCTAAAACACCATCTCCAAAATAAATTTCATAGTTTCCATTAATTCCTTCTTGCAGATAATATACTTTACTATCATTCTTTACATTAAGAAAATCTGTTGTCAATTGATAAGAATATGTTGTTGTATCTGATGCACTATTCTGAACATAAACTTTTAGTGTTGAAGTGTCAATATTAGGATCAGGAATTTCAAACGTATATGTTGGATTTGAAACACTATTTACAACGAAAGAATTTCTGACAACAGATCCTTGTTTTATTGAAATGTTTTTAAATAATGCTGTGCCACTATTTACGTTTTCAGTATATTCATCTGTGGTTACAAAATTATAGTTTACCCCATCTATTGCTTGAGATATAAAATTTGTATATATTGGTAGAGTCAATGCGGTATCTACATTGTTATATACAGTTAGGTCTATTGATGCTTCTGGTGCTGTAGATGACCTTGGTGTATATCCTAAAAGTTTTGCCTGAGATACTACCGATTCTCTTTGTAGTGCTGTATCCAAAAATAATTCGTTTCCTACCATATTCAGATAGAAAGCGTTATATTGAGTATTATATGCGAGAATATCAATTAAATGTGATAGTCCAGAACCTGAAAAATTATAGTCTTTAAATGTATCTTGTGACTTTAAATAGTTGATAATGCTGGTCTTGATTCCAGAAAAATCTAATTCTGATAATTGAATATTGCTATTGGCGGCTGCCATTATCTTCTCCTCTCAAGGAGTAAATTGACTGAAGTTGCTTCTGTATTGTTGCCGATAAAAAAAGTCAATTCTATATAGAATGAATTTTTATCCTCTATGGCAATAACATTAATTTCTTTTACTTGTGCCCTAGGTTCGTAGTTGTTTATAACATCACGAATTTCTGATTCTAATGCAGACGCAGTTATTGCAGTAGTAGGCTCAAACAAATAAGCAGACATGTTTGATCCTAAATCTGGCTGCATGGGTCTCTCATAGAAATTGGTTAATAATAAATTTCTGACTGAGCGAACAACTGCTTGGTCATCATAGCTAAAAGAAACATCACCCGTAACTGGATTACGAGCAAATGTTAAATCTAAATCTGAATATATTTTTTGTAGAGTTTGTGCCATATATTATTTATTAACCAAATCCAAATACGCTTTTTGGATTCCCAAAACCTGCGGAAAAAATTCTGGAGCCAAAGTAAAAATTTTCGAAAATTTTAACTTCCTGCATCTGGAGACGATGTGCTTGAAGGACCGGACTGAACTCCTCCATGTGTGTGCGTATTCAGATTTACATTAATTCCTGTTACCCCTGTATGTGTTTCTCCATCAATAAATGCATTTCTATGCCCAACAAAGTCGAGTTCTGCCTGTATATTTCCATTTGAAGAAATGCTTCCTTGATTTAGAAAATTGCCTGTTGATTGTATATCGCCAACATGGTCAATTGGACCAACAAAGTTAAATGATTCTGCCATTGCCATAAAGTGTCCATCAACCTTCAATGACATGTTTCCTTTAACTTCCCACTCTACATCACCATCTATCTGAACTTTTGCGTTGCCTTTGATATAGACCTTCAGATGCCCTTGAGTGGTCCTTTGTTCGTCTCCCATGATATAGATGTAACCATCTTTTTGTATGATTTGCACGTTGTCATTGACTATTTTTTCCATTCTTGAACCGTCAGGATGTATTTCTGTAAATGTTCCTGTACGGTGTTGAATGTTTATTCTTTCTGCTCCAGGAGTATCATCAAACTCCATAACGTGACCAGATTCGGTTGCCTTACTATTGTTGTATGGATATTTTGCATCATACGGGACTGGTTTTTCATTGAATGAATTGTTTGGGTCTACTGCCGAAAGAACTTCATCTCCTTTTGCATCGTAATTTTTCTTATTATCGACAATTTCTGTTAATTGTTTTGTTTGATTTACTGTTTTGTCTAGTGTTCCTAGTAACTCGGCTGAAGATGCCATTTTTATGCTCCTTTGGCTTTAAGTTCATCATATTTTGCATTAAACGCATTATCTAAAGGATAACCTTTTTGGAATATTTTTTTAAGATATGATAATAAATCTGATACTAGGGCAGAATCTCCAGATCCTTTTGTTATTAATGGGGTTATTTCATTATCTATTTTTTTTATCATTATCGAAGCAAATCCTTGTCTTTCGTCTACCCAAGGGTTTAATCCGAGTAAAGTGTTTATATTTTGAAGTTTTGATAATAATTCTGACTCTTTTGCGTCTATAGCATCCTTGCACACAGAAATCATATTTTCTATTGATTTTTTCTGCGAACTATTTGCTTGATATAGTGGAACATTTGGTGGTATGGGATTAGGTACAGGATCTGCTACTGTACTAACGCCCGTTGCTGCCACCGGAGTTTTAATTTCTGTTACTGCTAGAACTGGTATTTTTGTTATGATATTTGCGGGAGCAAAACCTTTTAGTTTATCAAAAATTTTTGACGAAATATCAGTTGCACCAGACCTAAGACTAGATAAATCGGTTTTTAGTCCCAGAGATTCTTGTGCTTTTGCTGCCATATTAGATGCAGATGCCGTTGCTTTTCCTAATCCAGCAGTTATTGTTGCTTGTGCTTTTGCGAAATCTGCTGTTGCTTGTGCTTTCTGTGCGTCAGTTATTGAACCTACTGCACCTGAAATTCCAGAGGTTACTGATGATGTTAAACCTGATACTAATGATGATACTTGTCCTGATAATCCTGATAGAGGAGAACTGATGTTGTTTAAACTACTAGCATTTAAACTTAATGCTCCTGTAGGCAAATGTGCAATCGATCCTGCTAATGCATTAACATTGGGTAAAAGACCTTGTAACTGATTTTGTAATCCACCAACAAGAGCAGAAGGATTTAATGCTGATGCTGCTCCGGCCGCACCACCTGCAATATCTACAGTTAGACTTCCTGCCTTGGGTCCCGATATGTCAGTAATGAGACTCTTTAATTTCTCAGTTACTTGAGATGGTGTTAGTTTTGCAACATTGATTGCAAGAGGAGAAACTGAAGGAAATCCTGTGAGTTGAGGATTTCTTTGTGCGGGTTGATTGATAGTATTGACGCCTGATCCGTCTGTATTTTCTTATCTCTTAGCAGGGAATGCTGGAGCACTTATCAATTGTGCGGCATTTCTAGGATCGGTAAATCCTAATTGAGGATTGTTTATACCTCTTGTTATAGTGCTTATG